GTTGATAGCCATCTGTACGCCAGCCTTGATTAAACTGCCAACAACCTCATTTACGATAGTTCGCCCTAGGGCTTTAAACACTTCTGACGACTTCTTACCGTACAAGCTGACCTGCATTATCGCGTCCGATATACCTGATACTAGAGTACCATTTGGGCTAAATGTTTCTGCTAACTGATCCTGCACGCCTTTAATGGCATCACTATCACTAAATTCAGCCCACTTCTCTTTGAGCACTTCAAGTAGACCAATTTGTGTCCGCGTAGCCTCAGACTCAGATAGCGCGGCGTTGTAAAGAGTTACCGCCTCTCGCATAGCTCCCAGATGTGTGAGCATCTCACTGAAAGTCATATCTCCCTCTTCTCTAAGAGTCCTCATGTGGGCGATCACTTTTGGTATAAGTTCGTCTCTACCAAATGCTTGCATTGCAACTAAGTATCTCTCGATAAGGTCTTCAAACTTAATGGCATCCATACGCTCTTGTACTGCTACTGCACTAGCGGCTAGGGCGTCATCAACCCCAACTATCTGGTTGACTAGAGGCGTTAAGTCCGTCTGCTCTACTATTGAGACGGTTTTCTTTAGGGCTTCCCCTATGCCATCTAGTGATTTTTTAGCATTCTCTAGTGGGGTCATATCAACAGTTGGCGGAGTAACTATCTCCTCGTATTTCTGCCAAGCCTCCTCTAAAAGATCGGATTGCTCGCCAATTACCTCACTAATAGGGGTGTCATCCCCTGCAAGACTCCTGATGGTGCGTATGCCTCTCTTCTGTTTATCTGCCAGGGTTTTTAAAGTGCTCTCAAAGTGATTTATAGCCTCCTCCGCCTCGGTCTTACCAAAAGCAAGGGGGTTTTTATCCTTAACATCGACTATATAAGAGTGGTATTGAGCTGAAAGCCCTTTAAATACGCCTCCCATTATATCCAGCGCACTCTTTCCCGCAACGACAGCCCCCTGAGTAAAATAGTTCCATATTTTATCTATAAATGGCTCTGCTACAGAATACATAGAGTCGAAAATACCGCTAAACATATCACCTATGGTTGAGTTGCTTTTAACAAAAACCATCAGTGCTTTATTCCAATCTCGCAGCATCTGGATAAAGTTGAGTGTGTACTGGTCGAAGTTCTGAGCAAGTTTCTCTATATGTTTAGTGAGCCACTTCATCATATCTGCGATAGCTCTGCCAGCTCCACTTTTATTAAAGGCTACTAATAACTCAAACCAAGCGTTTTTAAGTCGCTCTAATGCGGCTCTAGGCTGTTTAGCGGCTCTTACTGCTACCCTACTAAACTTATTCTCTAGCACATCTGCAAGGCGTGGGAGAAGGTCTGTAGCTAACAGCTCTCCTTGCTCTAGCATCTTATTTAGCTCTTGGGTTGTAACGCCCATTGCTTGTGCCGCCATACCAAACGCACCAGGTAAATGCTCTCCTAACTGACCTCTCAACTCCTCAGCCTGAACATTTCCTTTGGATATCATCTGCTCTAATGCTTTTAGAGTAAGTCTGGTATTCTCTGAGGAGAGACCCATTGCCGCAGAGGCTTTAGCGACTGAACGGAAGATTCTATCTGAAACTTTAGAGGTCATTCCCACCTCTTTTGCCGCAATGTTGAACTTCTTATACGCATCCGCTGTGGCAACGAAGTTGACACCCAACTCTTTTGATAGGCGCTTGATCCTGCGTATCTCCATCTCTGCGCCCATCATTGATTTAGTAGCTACAATCATTGAGTTTTTAAGGGAGTCCATCTTCATCCCAGCTTCAAATATTGATTTACCTAAAAAGCCAAATACAGCAACGCCTCCTGCTGCACCCGCAATTGGCATAGCACCAACAACAGAGTTTAGACTTCTTACCGCGCCAGTTAGTCGAAGGTATTGTCTCGTGAGTCTGCCAACTCTACGCTGGTGTCCTCTGACACGGCTATTAGCAGAGCGCCACGCATTGCCAGTACCGTCTAAACCAACGATTCTAACTCTTACAGTGGTATCTCTTGCCATTTAACCATCCCTCTGTTTTTTAATCTCAAAGTACGCTATCCATCCATCTACTTCTGCTACGGATAACTCCAATATCTCAACTACTGACTTGTGCAAAACCTCTGCTAGGGCATAACGAACCATCAGCTCGCCATCACCCTCTAGGATTTTTTTACACTCACCTCTTCCTCATCTTCCTCTAATAACATCGAGTCTAGCGTTCCCATTGCAGTTGCAATTCTCTCAATTACTGCTGGGTCAACTTTTGTCATCAGCTCACGCTTATGTACAGGCTTAAACATTAACTTCCCATTTTCATCTCTTGATCTGGTCAAGATAGACTCAACTAGAGCTTCAAATATATGTCCATCGTTTATATATTTAAGTATAGCATCTCTTTGTTTGCCATTCATAGGACGGTAATACACTTCCGTCTCCCATTCTGGCACTGCTACTGATTCTGAGTTGTTCTGTAACTGTTGCTTAAAATGCTCTGTAGCTTTGGATAATATTAGATCACCATTCATCATTTCTCTCCGAGAATAATTTATGCCGAGAATATATAGAGCGTGATACGCAGTCTCGGAGGCTGTGTATCACGCTGATCTTTACGACCAAGGATCGCTAGTTAAAGCCCCTGTTCCTTGGAATGTTAGAGATACTTTAATCATATCTCCCATTGCAGAAGTAGTTGAAATACCTGTAACAAGAGCATTTCCTTTGTAGCCTGAGGTAGAAGCATCAAAGTAGAAATCAAGAGCAGTTTGAGTGCTCCCGTTATCCATCAATGCTTGTCCTGCATCAGAGTCACTTAGGATCGCCTCGCAAGTACCTGTCCAGCCAGTCAGCCCAGCTACAAATGTCTTAGCTGTATCTCCAACAACTGTATCTTCAATAGTATCTGTAGACTGCTCTACCGTCCACCCTAGAATCTCTCCTATGGTCACTGGTGTTGAACCTGTCTTGATGATACCGCCATCGCCTGTATATGTAGCCATCTTACTTCTCCTTACTCTTTGCTTGTGGCTTATCGCCTACTAATTTCCAACCAGCCTTTTTCTTTCGATCAACGCTTGATGGGTGAACATCGGTTTCTATCCCGTTTGGGGTTGTCATCTTCATATCTAGCTCCTATAAAGCGGTTGAAGTGTTATCTTCGGCATAATTATAGAAAACAGACCAATTCATAGTCGCATAACCTGCTGGTATGTCAGTCTCTTGCTCTTGTGCAAAGGTAATTTCAGTAGAATCTAGTTGTAAGTCTTTTGCGAGACCATTCAACTGTCTATCTCCTGCCATCGCCTCCTGAACCTCACTACAAACTGTATCTAAGGTGTCATCAAGATTAGAACCTGTCGCATAAACCTCTACTGCTAATGTTAGTTGCGCCTGTAAAGTGCGTGAACTTCCTGATGTTATCGGTGTAGCCGCTTCGGATATTGAATATATAATCAACCCTGGCAGCTTTGCCTTTTCCATCGGGTAGAGTCTACTTTGGAACACATTAGAGCCTGTAGTAGTTAGACCTGTTAAGATCGTTCCTACTCTTTCTCTAACTTGCTGTCGTAGATGACTCATGAGTTCATCACTAATTTAGTAGTGCCCGTTGTGCTGCTAGGCTGTACTCCAATAATTGTATAGACTATGCTATCAATTGTTAAAGTATCATCGTGTGCAGCGGAAGAAACATCACTTGTACGACAAGTCGCAACAGGGTATGTCCCCTCTACATCAACAGTACCACCACTAAACGCCACATAATTATTAGCAAATATAACGCTTATGCTTGTACCAGCACCAATACCGCCAGCTTTATAGGTAGCAGTAATCCCTAGATCATCAACATCTAGGAACTCTGCTATCTCGCTGTCAGTAAAGTGCGCCATTAATCAGCCTTTTTCTTGCTCGCAACTTTCTTGGCGAAACCTTTATCAACGAGAACATCAACTTCATCTTTTCCAAGATCAACGATGTCCCCCTGGTTGTAACGGTTACGCTTAAAATCTGCTCGCATTAAAAATTCTACTTTCATAATAACTCTCCAATTAATACCCCTCCGAAGAGGGGAGATTAGTTATACGCCTTTAGCAAAAGACTCACCGTGACGAACCGCAACATCTACATCTTGTAGTGCAACGATACGAACAGTTCCGCTTGTGCTTCCAGTAGAAGTATCAACATTAATGTCAACGCCTGACCAGTAACCTATCATTAGATCAGCCCAGTTACCGAACAACATCTGTCCAGCAGTAGAAATCTGATTAGATAC